ATTACAGATTCTGTACCTGAGTCAGAGTAAGAAACAGAAGCGGCTGCGGCTGCTCTCCTCTGTTCGTCACGTTGACGTGCGGCTTCTTCTTCAGCTTCACGTTTCTTACGAGCCTTGCGTTCTTGTTGACGTTGGTACTCTTCTCTAGCGAACTGTTCAGGAGGGGCCATCTGGCTAGCTAGTTCATCTACGGAAAGATCCAATAAACCTTCAGGTGCAGCAGTCGTTGGTAGAGTTACACTAGCAGGTGTAACCTCTGGTGTGTAAGTCTCTCCCTTGAAACCTGCGAGTATTTGTTTTAAAAAGTTGGGCTTCTCTGCTTCGTGTTGTTCTAGAAGTCCTGTAACTTTTTCACGCTCTTGTGCAGTAAGGGTTGTAGATTCTAGCCTACGCTTTAGTTCGTTACCTATACGTCTATTCTGATCTTTCAAAGCTAACTTAATAGCTACGCCCATGATTGGATTAATGGCACCAAAGGCTAATGCTGCTGCGTTACCTTTAGGTGAAGCTTGATCATCTACCATAGAAGTTAATTCATCTAGAGTAAGCTCTTCATAGTTTATAGCCTCTGGCGGTTCAATATCAGGACCGTCATCGTTATCGTCTTGATAAACGGGCTGTGCAGCAGGAGCTTGTGTTACTGTACCGCCTGATGTTACTGTTTCTCCAGACTCTACTACATCTGTCTCTTCTAAGAAGTAACCTTCAGGGATAGGTGTAACAGGTTCACCGTTAATAAACATGACCATCAAAACATTGCCATCTTCATTAACGTACTTACGTATCTCTACGCTAGATGCTGTAGCCCCTAAGCCTAAACCTTCTGAGCCTAACCCTAAAGCGCCTAACGGATCATCAGGGCTTCCAGCAGTAATCATACCACGTCTAGCAACGTCACCGCCCTCGTCCATCTCTATAACTTCAATAACTTCTAGGTCTTCTAAATCAAATGGCAGATCGTCTTCAGGCTCTACGACCTCCATACCGTCCATAGGTTCTCCACCTATACGGCCTTGGGCATCCATTTCTTCAAAACCCATCTTAGCTTGCATACGTAGGTCTTCAAAGAACTTAACGCCATAGTAACGAACAACGTCAGCGGGTACCACATATTCACCTTCGCTTAATTGCGCTGGGATGTCGTCACGCACCTCTTCAGGTAGCGATCCTGGTGGTACATCGTTACCAGACACAGGGTCTTTCTCTGTGCGGCTGGATTTGAATACCGCTTCCATTTCGTTCTCAACCGCCATTTACAGTCTCCCTGAGTAGCTTTAGTTTGCGCAGTTGAGTTATTGCACCCTGCGCTCTATAGAATATGGCTGGCTCTGAAGCCTGTTCCATTATTTTATGTTGTAGATATATAAGATCATCTAGATGTGCATTAAGAGCATCTACAAAATCTTTGTCATTAACCCATTGCTTGAGGTTCATTACCAGTGAATCCTTGTTCTCCTGGGACAGGCGCTGTGCCTATACCCATTTGTGATCCCCCACCTCCAGATGTATCCGCGACACCTTGTGGTCCCTGTCCCTCTGGACCTGCTACGCCTTGCTCAGGTGTAGGTGCTGGTGTTTGGAATCCTTTGAGAATCTCTGCTTGGATAGCAGCATCTGCCATAGAGTTAGTAACCTTATCTGGGTCAAGGTCCATGCTCTTAGCAATCTCACGTATAATATAATCCATTTTAGCGAAAGGTGCAAGCACTGGATTCTGTGCCACTTGTAAAAACTGCATTAGGCGCTGGGAGCGTACTTCATTAGCCATTAAGCTTTCAGTACCAGATGCGTTAATTTCTAAGTCACCACGAATAGATTCATCAAAGTCGAACTGCATGTTGAAAGCAAAGAATGCTTTACCTAGAGGACGAATCAAGTAGTCATCAACGTTTTTAACAACAGTACGAATAGAACCATTAGCAGCAGACATAAGCATACTAATACCACTCGCAGTACGACCAACACCCGATACGCCCGTCTGACCATGCGCGAAAGACGGGAAGCCAGTTGATTCATCTGCTAATACTCTTGCTTTATCAAACAGTTGCATGTTCTCACCAGCAACATTGGGGAACTTGGTGCCAAAGATAGCTTGACCAGGTGCCCCTCCTTGTCTCCTAAACACTTTGCCTGGATACACGGAGAGGTCTTGCCCTGGGACGAGGTTAGTCTCGTCTACTTCAATGATAAGGTTACCTGATAGTGCAGCGTTATCAATCGCCATACGCATGAAACCATTCATCAGTGTCTGCGTGTCATCCATGTTTTCAGCAATACCTACACCAAAGAAGCTGTAAGGATTGTGTTCATAAGGGGTTGCATAATAAGGAATACGTGCAGGTTTGAATGGGTTTAGTACCATACGTAGTACTTCACCGTTACAAATCCACACGTTTGCGTTTACTTCGTCTAAATCTTTTAGTTCTGATGGGATTTTAACTCCATGTTCTTCTAGTAGCTCTACGTCTACAAATCCCCAGAACTCCAACACTTCCCAGCGCTCTGAAGTAGGCTGGGTGTCGTCATCTTCCATTGTCATTTCCCAGTACTTCTGTACGTAGTCTGGGCCTTTAGATACAGCCATGTCTACTGCGTCATCCATAAAGTAGGGACGATTCTTCAATGCACGTAGCTGTGTGCGTGACATCTTGTGACGCTCAACAACATACTCTGCATCATTCATAGACTTTGCTTCTGGGTCAGGGTAGAAGTCCCACACAGAAACATGGCTACATTCTGGTACTGTCTTAATAAGAGGATCGTATTCACCCTCTTCATTCCAGTTAGGATACTCTTTATCTACAGCGAATGGACCCTTCATGACACCTGTACCAAGTAGTGCCATTTCAAAAGCCATAGAGCGTAAGTGGGTAGATGCACCACTCTCTTGTAGCTGATCGTGTATCTTCTTCTCCATCTTCTTAGCTGCTACCATAGCAGGATGGAATGTAACTGTAGTAGGTGTTGTACCTTCACCTTCAACAATCTTGTCAGATACACCTTCTAGTTTATCTTGCATACCAGCTAGACGTGCCTGTAGATCTATAAGTGTCTCACCTGGTTCTAGTTTAGTTTCGCCACTTATAAGATAGGGTTGCGCTGGGCGTTGCTCTGTAATGGCAGCAAGTGATCCACCTGCTTTATCTGCATTAGGGTCAATGTTGATGTGTGCAGCTTCTGATACACCATCTGGCAGAATAGATGGATTAACAGACAGTGGAAACTTGTTGTTGCCAAATAGTACATCTACGATCTGTCCGTATGCAGCGAGTGTCTTAGTCTTAGTAACCTTAACAAACACACGTGACTTTTCTGTGTCAGTGAACTGTACGTCTGAGCCATAGATGCCGCGATAGTTACGATATGCTTTTAGCCACCGTGTTTCATCTGCGTAACGTGCGTCTTCTGCACGATTGTATCTATCTTTAACAAAAGTAACTACACTAGATCTTTCTGCAAAGATACTATCGTCACTGCTCTCCGCAGCTACGACTTCATCTGTCTCAAACATTTCTTCTTGTTCTGCCATACTTAGTATCCAAATGTTGTATCACTAGCCTGAAAGCCTGTGCGTTGTGTTGCTGGGTTGTAGTCCCAAATGCTGCTGCGCGGTCTTGTCATAACCCCATAACGTAAAGCATCATACAGGTGATCCTCTGCGTTAGTATCTACATCTTCTGGGTTGCGCTTATCCAGAGGGATGCTTGGTATCTGCGCAATAGTGTTTGTGCAGTTATCCATGAACACAAGGCGAGGCTTCTCAGTAAATTCATCTACTTGCAACCGCCTATGTATTTCGTTTTTACCTGCGACACGTGAGCCGCGTGAGCGATCTGAGGGCCGCCATCTACAGCCTTTCATGATCATCTGCTCTGCTAGTGATGGCCCAGTGTCGCCACGGTTGTGCCACAAAGAACTGTCGAGCACACCGTATCTCATACCACCATCGTGTTTCTCTAAGTCTAGTATCATATCTGCTAAATCTGTAGCAGTAACCTTAGAACAATAGAGTTCTCTATATACAATAAGCTGCTCGTCGGGTGCGACAGCAAACCAGATAACCCCTGTGTAAGATCCGTAACCGTAGTCGCAAGCTCTAAACTTAACCCATGATTCGGGAACTTCAAAAGACTCCACGACATGCTTGGTTCTGTCAAACTCAGGGAAAGCTGCTCCGTCATTTATATCCCAATTACCCTCTAGTAGTTGCTTACGTTGATGCTCTGGTAGTGACAGTAGCATCGCTTCATAGTCGCCAGCTTCTGCTAGGTATGGGTTGTCAAACAATGAAGCAGGTATAAACCTACGTTTGAACAAAGGTTGACCAGCCTTACTGTGGTTCTCAGGAAACGTAATTGTATTTCCTGTCTCAATATTCGTAGCCCAGAAAGCTTTGCCTGATGGCGCTGGGTCAATGAACATCTTCTTAACCCACTGGTGTCCAGCACCGCCAGGGTTTGTTGTAGCCCTCATGTACAAACCTAAGTGTTGTGCTGAGCTACGTAGACGTGATCTCATATAATCCCAAGCGTAAGGTGAAGACCATTGAGTAAGTTCGTCGAATCCAATCCAGTTAAAAGCCTGTCCTTGGTAGCGTGTGACATCGGTATCTTTGTCAAGATAAGACATCCATAGTCGTCCACCTTTTGGGCTAGTCCACTGAGACTTGCGTTCACTCCACTTGATTCCTGGTACAGCACGAGGGTATAACTCCTGAGACTTCTGTATGAGTTCCCTTAGTTCTTCTGTGGTGTGACGTACAAGTAGTCCAGAAAAGTTAGGGTCATTCAAACCATGTAGTGGATCTGCAAGCATCGCATACGACTTACCGCCACCTGCTGCACCACCATATAACACCTCCCGTTCTGACGCACTCAAGAAACTAGTTTGAGGGCCAGGGTTGGGTTTAAACACAATATCCTGAGCTATGTCTACGTCAAAGTCAGGCGATACTACCTGCGCTGGGACAGTTTCACTTGGTGTTTCTACTGTCTTCTCTAATCTCTGCGTAGGCACCGACTCCTTGGGTTTCGAGCTTTTCGATTTCCTCAAGGGTTTCTTGGAGCCACTTGGCAAGCTTGCGTTTAATTGTAGCTGCTTTTCTACGTTTTTGCTCAACTTCAATTCTCTTCTTTAGGCCCATATGTGATATGTAACGGCCTGTTTCTTTACTCAGCCATTGAGCTACCGCACGGTAACTATACTGCTTGAGGTGTCGTTTTGCAAGCTCTAACGCATCTAGCTCATGCTCAATAGGCAAGAGTAGCTTATCGTTATCAGGATCTAGCTCATAACCAAAGGGTATCTTCTGTGTTACCCTGACTATAGGATGCCATTCCTTATTGTGTTTCTTTGGAGGTAGTGGTAATTGCCAGTACCCCAAGTCTCGTTGTGGTATTATTGGTTTTCACCTTCTTTAGGTGGCAGATAGAATACACCGCCACTTGCAGTCATCTCAACTTTGTCTACCTTAGACAGCCCAGCGCGATCAAGTAAATCTTTAGCTGCTACCATCTTCTCTTTGATACCTAGTTCAGTAGGGTCATATATAGCGCCAACCATAGCCATAGCAGCCTTGGGCGCACTACGAGCAAAGTAAGTACGTGTCTTATCTGCGATTTCATCTTTTAAAGATTCCACAACTGCTGTAGTGCTGGACTCAGGAGCGTAACCTGCCAGTTTCTTAGCTGCAACAACATCACCGCCAGCTTCATCGAATAGTACTTCAAGAAACTTCTGCTGCTTTTCTGTTAGATTCCTCGCCATAGATTACATCCCGTATTTGTGAGCGACCAATTCCTAGGTCACGTAGTTCACGATCAGATAACATTTGTAGTAGTTTATAGTCTGCTCGTTTTTGTTGTGCTTCTTCAATAGCTTTGAATACACGTTTGATAAAGTTAAGCATCACGATCTCCTTTGTTTGTGTGACGGAGATAGTTATACTTAGAGTTAGGTCAGGTAGTAGTACCTATTTATGCATACCCGCTACCCGACTGGTACAAAGGTTTCAGTTACTGTTAGGATAGTGTCAATGTGTGCTGCTGTATCTGGTGTGACCTGTAACTTATCACCTGGCTGTAGCACAAGGTCCATATCAGCAAAGGTAACATACTCACCTGCACCTAGGTTCTTACCCTCTAGGTAGTGTGAGGTATACCCTGATGTTTTCCATGTAGAGTAACTAGCATTTGTCTTATCTGACAGTGCAGAGTCTATATTGTTAGGATGTATAAACCATTCAATAGTAATATTAGTATTACCTGTAGTGTTATGAATGTGTAGATACGTAATCTCTGCAGTACAGTTATTAGGGCAAATATACACGTCCTCTGTAGTCGTGCTAGTGTTATGACCGAACAGAGATTTTGTACGTGCAGATTTACCCTGATTAAATAAAGACATTACTTGTCCTCAATATAAGTCCATGCCTCATTAACGTCTGGTGTGTTAGGGTCATCGCCCCGTAATGTACCATCAGCGTTACGTGCACGTACTTTCTTCAGCTTAGGTTTAGCTTTCTCTACAGCTTTCTTTGTAGTCTTAGCTAGTTTAACTAGAACACCAGACTCTTCTACTTCGATGCAGATAGCTGTAATGTTAGGATCGCTACAGTTAACGTTACCAAAACGATCTTCACCCGCTGCTTGGTTACCATATGCATCACGTACAATGCCGTGTTCATCTACTGTGTAGCCACGTTTCTCTAGTGCATCTTTATACTTATGATAATACTTAGCCATTACTTTTTCATTTTCTTCATTGGGCGTTCTGCTGGGTTAGATGCGCCACAAGCCAAACCGCCATGTGCGTAACCCATCTTCTTAGTCATACCACCATATTTGTAGCCCATCTTCTTAGCTACCTCTGGTGCTTCTTTCTTAAGAGCTTTCATGCCCTCGTTCATCTTCTTACCCATCATTCCACCTTTGTTCATATCGTTATGGTAACCTGTTCCTCCACAATGTGAGCAACCTTTGCCTTTACACTTTGGACACTTCTTTTTCATTTCCTAAACTTCCTCACTTTCTTTGCAACTTTCTTAGGTTGAGCCACATGCTGCTTACCTGCCTTAGTGCCTTTTCGCTTTGCTCTACTTGTAGCGGCGTACTCAGCATCGCTAAGAGACTTAATAGCCTTAGCAGGGAGGTAGCGTTCACCAGTAGCATTAGCTCCTTGCGTAGATGGCTTACCACTTTTTGTACGCCAGTTCTGTTTAGTCCACTTCTTTAAGCTTTTCTGTGGTGCTTTCATTATGATGTATAGCCTCCACCTTTTGCTTTGTATTGTTTAGCAACCA